TAGATATAATCAACCAAGACCCAGAAATGTGGGATCTTAAAATAACTAACGATGGGATGTTAGTAGATCCACTAGAACAAGATGAAATTATATCTACAAATGCCAAACAATGGATAATGGATAAGCTTAAAGGAGAAGGAATTGGAGGTACATGGGTTTTAAAATAAATTATATTTTTAATGGAGGTCGAATGATCTCCATTTTTTATTCGTATATTCCAGTATAAATAAAGATATAAATTTAAAAATTAGAGTTATGAAAAGTGTTAAAAAAATTATTGAAGTTAGATTAAACGGTTTAAATGAATTAGGTGTTAAGGAATTAAATGAACATTATAAACTTAATATTAAACAAGGTTATATCCCAGAATTTACATTAGAAAATACTTTAGGTATAAATAAAAAACGTTTTAAACAAGTTAAATCATTTGAAAATTTAGGGTTAGAAAATTATATTGTTACTTTTAATTATGCCCAATCCCGCTTAAATGAAGATGGAAGTCAATCAGAGTATTGTGGGCCCTATTTCTCAACCCAATTAAAACATTTTAATCATGAAATATATGAGATTGAAATTACAGAAGTAATCACTAAGAGGGATGAAAATAATTAAAATTTAATTCGTATATTCAGGTATAATAAAGGTATTAATTTAAAAATTAGAGTTATGACAAAGTTAGAGTTAATTCAGAAGTTAGAGGTTGCAAAAGAGATCAGCCCAGTAGTATCAATCGAGGCGATGATCTCATTGATTAATCAAATAGTAGAATCAGAAACAAAGACACGGATTACGCAAGATGTTATAAATGAGATCTCATCTAAGATTGAGTCATGCTTAGATCAAAATTCATCGGATTTGGTTGATGTGGATAATATTGAATTGAGTTTAAGTTATAACAACCAAATAGAGGTCGAGAGCGCATGCATTGAAGTATCTAGTATAATGGATCATATTAATGCGATACTAGATAATTATGTAGCATAAGAAGAAGATTTCAATGTATAAGTAATTATTAATATTGAAATTAAAGGACATAGAATAACCAAATCAATTTCGTATATTTAGGTATAATAAAGAGATATAAATTTAAAATTTAGAGTTATGGAAACAGTTGAAAAGTATTTAGGTAGAGATGTTATTAAAGTAGAAACAGTAAGTGTAGAAGGTACATTCCAATCATTCTACGCTGCTGAAGCGAAACTCAGAAAAATGGGTTATGTAATTGGAAGTATGTGTGGTGGTTATCCAATTGGATTTGCTGATGGCGAACAATATGATTATATCTCTAAATGGCATAACTTAAATCCAGGGGATGTGAATTATTTAGATGGAGTAATGATATCTAACGATTGGAGAGAAGGAAGTGTTGATATTATTTGGTTTAAAGATCCTAAGTAGGATATAAATTATTAAACAATCATTCGTATATTCAAGTATAAATAAAGATATAAATTAAAAAATAAAGGTTATGAAAAGCTTCCCAACATCAATTCAAATGATTGAAAAATTCATCCAAACACAAATAGATGAAAATATAATGGATAACGAATATATCCTAGCCCTAAACGAATGTACAACACTAGAGGACCTAATATATGAAGTAGGAAGTCATAGAGAGGATGTGTTACATGACTATCCAAGTATATCACACTATATTTTAATGTGTTTAGATAAGGAATATGATTAAAAAAGTAATATTTTGCATGTACCACCCCTGACCAACATATCCTACGTATATGCCCCACAAAATAATACAGATATAAAATAGCATGTAAAATGGTTGGGTAGGGTGTGGATAAGTGTGGTAAAACGCATCAAACAATGGTAACGTAGGATGCCATGAAACGTATAAAATAATCAGTAAAACACACCAAAGAAATACGCAGTAAAGGACACAAAATTTATAAAGGAGAGTCGTATATTTCAGTATAAAAGAGCAATTAAAACGTAAAGGTTTTACTTTAAAACGATAAATAAGTTATGAAAAATAATAACACTACAGGTACAAATGGAGCCAAAATTACGCTAAAGGGTAATTCTGTGTTCTATGAACCTAACATGAAACAGGTACAAACAGATGTGAGCAAAAGCATATCAGATAGGCTGGATAAAATGGAAAGCATGTTACTATATAGCATAGATAAGATGGATGAAATCGATAGGAAATTGGATGGTTTTATGGATAATATTAATATAAGAACGGTAGGACAAGTGTATAAAAGCAAGGATGATATGTGGTATGATGAATTAACAAAGCAAACTGAATTGAAAAGAAAATATCATAATGTGTAATGGATATATAATAGAGACCCTGAATCGGATGTAATAGAGATGTAATAGAGATAATAATCCAGTACGAAATAGAACGGGGAATAAGGTAACGAAGATTAACGATGAATATAGACAATGAGTAATGGAGGAATATTAACGATAAGCATGAAATGTCTATTAACGATGGGCAATGAAGATCACAGATGAATATTAACGATAATGTGAGGATGTGATGAAACGGGGGACAAAGGTAGTATTTGCTAACGGGCAAGGGATGGGGAGTGGTGGAGATGGCGGGGTCTAACACACTCCTCGCGCGGAGGCACGTGTTTTTGAACGTCTCCAAAAATATATACCTCACCACAAAGGCCGTGGAAACCACATAGAAAATTCGTATATTCCAGTATTAAATTAATAAAGATAATTAAATAGGTTATGGCAAAGGTTAAAATAATTAATAACGAGGAAACACACCCTTCACCGACGGAAGGGAAATTGTTCATAACGGAAGATAACCGAATAATAATAGTTAGACATATGGATAAATACACGACAAGTGGTGTTTATTTAGATACTGGATTATTAGTTACTATTGGTGTCTCTATGGTATCTCCGGTACCTTCCACATGGAAAATTGAGTTATCGAATGAGTAAGAGGCCGTGGAGATAATAGAATAAGTTCGTATATTCCAGCATAAATGAAGATTGACGACGGAATGATTATTACCGACGTCTATTAACGATGAAGATTACCGACGGAAGATCACAGACGATTATTACCGATGGATATCAGTTAGGTAGTTTAATGGTAAAACAATCCCATCCTCGAGGTGAAATAAGGGATGATTGCAGGTTCGATTCCTGCCCTAACAACAGAATTGCCATTTATCGCAATTATGGCTACATCAACGTGTTGATTTAAGCGAAATACACACGCTGATCAACGCAGACAATACGATTATCACCGATTATGGTGATTAACAACGAGACAACGCTTCATAACCGTTAATTTTCCTTGGACCCCTCCCGTAAGGGAGGGTGAAAAGGTTTTAAAGTAATGCGCAAAAGACTGAAAATACACATATGTATAACCGCACCAGGGTGCGTTTTTGCTTATTAATATGGTATTAAGGTTGCCACAGGATTTAGAGACCACTACGAACCTAACCCATATACAAATAAAACGAAACATACCGGAAGTAGCGGAGACAGGCAGGAACAGTTGAATATTAAACCGAGGCCCTATCCCCCATTCATAGCCAAACGTGGCGAACCGGAAACAAAAAACTCAAAACTTGCAAATTGATGCAGGTTATCTCTGTGCTTGGTTAATCTGTCTATTACCGATGGACACAAATATACAAACACTTATTCGTATATTCAAGCATAATTAAAAATAGATATTATGTATAGTTTAGATTGTGAATTGTTTGCTTGGGAATTTAATTCAATTGAAGCATTAATAAGTTATGTAGTTGAAAATGGAGTTGATCCAAATTACAACATTACTCGAAACGGGAAAATTACTAGAGAATGTTTAGTTGATTTAATTGTTTATTAATAGGACACAAATATACAAGATATAGTTCGTATATTCCAGTATAATTAAAAAATTAAGGTTATGAGAAATTATGAAAAAGATGCAGAAAACATAGCTTTATACATTGTTAGAATGTGTAAAACAAACGATAGAGATTTAAACTATGCTTTAGATATTGTTTGTTGGTACTCAATGACTGAGGAATACGATAAAAAAATTGAAAATCATATTAATAATATATGGGATACAACAAAAGGCGTTGAAATTAATCACTTTAACAATTAAAACTATAGGACAATAAAACACAAGATATAGTTCGTATATTCCAGTATAATTAAAAAACGATATTATGAAAAATGAAAATTTAGTAAAATCTTTAAAATTAAATAAAGTTAAAGATGGCAACATTGATTCACTATTACAGTTAAAGGAAGCAGCTGAAAAACTTGGTTTTGAGTATAGTGAATATGATGCAATGGATGGGTTTGTGTTTATTACATTTGCAATGAAAGAGGAATAAAATAATTAAAATATAGTTCGTATATTTGGTTATAATTAAAGATATAAATTAATAATTTAAAAATTAAAGGTTATGAAAAGAGAAGAATTAAACTTAAGAATTAAAGGATTAGGTGATTTTGGATTTACAGGGGAAGAGATTAAAGTAAATGATTTATTAATAACTTGTTCAACTCAGGAAGATGATGAAGAAACTCCTTATTATTTTGTTTATGGGGAAGAGGATGAAAGTGAAGAGGGGATTTTTAATTCTACTAAATCAGAGGAAGTAGTTGAGTTTATTTTTAATTATTTAAATAAATTAGAAGGGGCTATATAGCCTCTTCTTTTATTTTACCTTACACAGGACATAAATAAATAAAAGGTAATTCGTATATTTAAGTATAATAAAAAGATAAATATTAATTTAAAAATTAAAGGTTATGAAAAGAGAAAAATATATAGAATATTATTTAACATTCCCTAATGCTAAAGATATTTACGGACAAACTTATTTTACTTTTTATAGTTATGAAAAAGCTGTAGAGGATGGAGATGGAATTAAGTTAAAATGGGGACATGATTATAAAATTGAAGAAAAAGAAACTGTAAGATAAATAATATTAAAATATAATTCGTATATTCCAGTATAAATAAGTTAAATAAATTAAATTTAAAGGTTATGAAAAACGAAAAAACATTACGCAAGGAACAATTAGTAAAAGATTTGTACTGGATTGAGAAAAAGAATAAACATAACAGATTATGGGATAACAATGTTAAAATAGCATTTGAAGTGAGTTCAAGTTATTCATTTGAAGAGTTAGTAATCAAAAATACTCCAGCAGCGGAACAATTAGTAGTGTTGTTTAAGTAATTAAATGGGACATAAATAATTAAAATTAATTTCGTATATTTCAGTATAATTAAAAAAATAAATGTTATGTATAGTTTAAATTGTGAATATTTCAATGAGGAATTCAAATCAGTAAGTGATTTATTAGATCATATTTTCCAAACAGGAATGGATCCAAATTATGAGATTACTAAAAATGGTAAATCGATGGGTGAGAAAGCAGCTGATTATATTGTAATGTAATGGATGTAAAGATATAAGATATAATTCGTATATTTCAGTATAATAAAGATAAATAATTAAAAATAAAGGTTATGAAAGCAATTGAAATTACAACAGAGAAAAAATCATTCAAAGGTATCAAAACAGGTCGTAAACCAAACCCTGAATCAAATCGTCAAAAACGTTTAGCTGAATTAAATGCTAAAATAGAGGCAGGTGTTACAATATCTAGAGGTAGACCTGTATCAACTGACAGTGAGAGACAAAAACGTATAGCTGAGTTAGAAACAAAACGAGCAAACGGTGAGTTGAAATTAGGTAGGAGAGTAGATGAATCCAGTGCTCGACAATTACGTTTAAAAGATTTAGAAGCAAGACGTGCAAATGGTGAATGTAAGAGAGGACGCCCAGCTAAATCAAAAGATGTAGTTAATGATGTTAATTTAATTGATATGTTAAAAAATATGGAGGTCAAATGATCTCCATTTTTATTTAGTACAACACATATAATTTAACCACGTAAAATCAATTCATATGAGCGCGTATCAATTCATCGAATTAAATAGTCAATACATTCAGAACATAGACGGTTGCTTAACTGAATCCGCAAACATAACATTACTGGATATAAATGGTAAAATGGTATTTTATTATTTTGAGAGTGGTGAATTAGTAAATAGTAAAATGGGACACTAATTAGTTAAATATAATTCGTATATTTAAGTATAATAAGAAAATAAGTTCATTGAATTAATAAAATTAGTCAGGTGGCGGAATTGGTAGACGCTACGATTTGGCAAAGATGTATAATGGTGACTTAAGGAATACATCATACAGGTTCGAGTCCTGTCCTGACTACAAAATAGAATTAAACAAAGGAACAAGATAATATAAATATAATTCGTATATTTAAGTATAAAATTAAGAAACATGGAAATTAAGATAAACAAATTCGAAAGCACTCCGGAGTGGAATTCAATGGAAATAAAAGGTAAATGGAATAGTATGGAAATAAGTTCAGACTCAGATGGTATTATTGAATTAGAGTTTAGTACTAGTGAAGATAGAGGAAGTGTTTTTTTAGATCAAGATGAGTTAAAACAATTAATTGAATTTCTTCAAACAAAAGTTAGGACATAAAGTAATAAAATATAATTCGTATATTCAAGTATAATAAAAAGATAAATATTAATAATTAAAAATTAAGGTTATGAAAAATTATTTAGTAGTAGGAATAGAGGGTAGTAATGATAATTATTTAGTAAATGATTTAGAAGGATTAATCAAGGAAATGTATGAATGTGAATTATTTGATAATGAATTTGAAGTAGTTAAAGGGTGGTTTTTTGATAATTATAAAGTATTTGTTAGTGAAAGTGATATAGTTGAATTAAATGAGGTATAAGCAAATATAAATTCAGTTCGTATATTCAAGTATAATAAAAAGATAAATATTAATAATTAAATTAAAAATTAAAGTTATGAAGGACTTAAAATTAAAATTAGAAACAATTTTCGGAAAGGATTTAGAAATTATTATTAGAAAAATAGAAGATGATTTCGACGGAGGAACAGAGTTAGTAATTAATGATTCTATCTTTATAACTGGGGAAGAGGATGAGTTTGAAGTATTTCATGAGGAGGACGATTTAAATTATTTTAATAAAGAATCTAAATTAATAGATTATATTAAAGAAAAATTAGAAGAGGCAATATAGCCTCTTTTTTATTTTAATAGAGTTAAGGACATAAAGTAATAAAAGGTAATTCGTATATTTAAGTATAAATTTAAAAATTAAAAGTTATGTTAGGTTCAGTTATTTATTTAGTAGTGTTAGTAGGGGTTTTAAGTGTAGTTAAATATTTTATATTTAAATTCTTAGATTAGGACATAAAGTAATTAGATTTAATTCGTATATTTAAGTATAATAAGAAAATATAAATTTAAAAGATAAATATCATGACTGTACAAGATAAAATCAAAAAATTAGAAATTGCTTTTAATGGAGGTAATATGCAAAATAGAACATTCTTTACTGAAGATTGTGAAACTATAACTGATATTTGCGTAGAAAAAAATACAATATGGTTTTGGAATTCATTTACTGCTTCTTGTGGATGTTGTTCAGAAATATTTGAACGAATAGAAGATTTGGATTGGTTCATTGAACATATGAGTGAAACTGATTTCAATGAATTTGTTGAACATATCGAAACAATAAATAAATAATAGGAATAAAATAATATAAATTCAATTCGTATATTCAAGTATAAATAAGTTAAAACATATGGTTATGAAAGAGTTAAGCGCAATTGAGAAATTAGAAGCAGTTAAATTAATAATGGAAACACTGGGATATGAATTTGATAATATGACTGTAGATGAAGCATTTAATATGTTTACCTCTATTAATAGAGAAATACAAGCGGAGATGAGATGTAATATGTTAAATAGAGATTATAATATGAACCCAGGGGCTATAGAAATATAGCTCCCTTATATCGTACCGCCGGCGTACTGGATGTGATATACGGTACGGTATATATATGGTATATCGCGTTATGCCCCACGCGCGCAGGTGTCAATACGGCGCGGGGGTGGTGCGGGGCGTGAATTAGACGCCTCTATAAATCGCAAACGATCCTTACACATCGACATCGTATATCCTTATATACACAACATGTTATCATTATCCATTTATGCCCAATATTTCCGTACCACCCGGATAACGAATACATCCCTTATTCCCTAACCTTTATCATTATTTAACCCCCAATTTAAATATACGGCTAATATCCCCATAATCCAAACAAAATTACCCTTTATAGAAATACCCTTTAGTGTATTTATAGTTCTTAGCGTAATTATGGTTCAATATTTTTTTTACATTTACCCATTTTGGTGTAATATCACGAAATTTTAATCTTTTTTCTTTACAATTTTTCGTTGTATCGACAAAATATATATTGATATAGGTTATGGTCCCCCACCCCGTGTTATATCCAGTACCCAACACCCCATATTCTCATCCGTTCCATCACCCATTCCCTTATCCCTTATCTCTCATCTTTATTCCTATTTTTAACCCCATTTGAATATACAACACAAAATATAGTACTCCAATTTTTCTTGTTCCTCTCCATATTTATATTCAGAACAAATTAGAATTGTTTTCCTTTAATAGTTTTATTTAATTGTAATTATAAATTTAAAAAACAATTAAATGGTAACCAAACTAAAAACCTTATTTTATTTCATAGTGTTAATCCATATTTTAAACTACTGTGAAAGTAAACCAACCCAATTACCCTTAAACCCACCTAAATATTATTATCCAGATACCCTAAATCGTAAGGCTAATAAGGTATATACTGTTAGATATTTATAACCATGATAAACATATTAAAAACATTATTAGTAATAGCAGGTGGTATAATTTCACTTTCATTATCTCCAGTATTATTAATACAAGAAATATTTAAAAAATAAATACATGACTAGTTATACCTCAAATCAATTAGATGGTAGTGGAAGTTACGCGCCAAATTTAACGAAAGGAACAACTTACACGTTCGTTGTCGCTAATCCAATTTCCTGCGCTTATCTCACGTTAGAATCGCTTAGAAACACCAATGGATACTATGATGAAACATCCAAAAAAGCCATTTCCGGTTCATTTTCGGATTTTACTAATGTAGTTAATGGGGTTTCATCTTCATTTTACCAAGCTGCTTTCTGTTTAAATTCGGGTTCAAATTCATTTAAATTTACACCTGCTGTTAATATATCCGGAGGTGAATTGAATTTAAGAGGCACTGGTGATATTACATTGACTATTGACTAAATTTTATTTGGAGTCCTGGGAGTAAATGTGTATATTTAAGTATATAAATAATAAATATTATGGATAAAATATATCAAAAAGGCAAGACATTCACAACACCTGATGGAACCATTGTTACCATGTTTGATGGTAAACTTCACAATTGGGAAGGGCCTGCATTAATCCCACAAGGTGATGAAAAATTGGCTGAATATTACATTAATGGAGTTAAAATGACCCATTATGAATGGAAAAAAGCATTGCGTGGGCGTGAAGGACTTCCGTGGTACAAAGGTGGAGCTACGGTTCGATTCTAAAAATTTAATTAAAAATAAAGGTTATGCGACATATTACAATAGAACAAGCTAGTAAATTTATATCCATTGAGGAAGATGGATACGCACATATGGATCCGTATTATTTTACATCAATAGATGATAGTGAAGGTTGGTCAAAAATTACATACTATACTAATAAACCAAAGCGTGAATTTGCTGGGCAACATGGTGAACAATTTGTTTACGTTTTAACTAACAAATACATGCCTGGTATAGTTAAAATTGGATTTACCTCACTTAACCCATATGACCGAGCTCATATAATATCCCAGCATACTGGTATTCCAGATGAATTTAGTATGGATTTTGCTTTTAGATGTGTTGATGGTAAGAAATTGGAAGGAATGGTACATAAATCACTTCATGAATACCGTATAAAGAAAAGACGTGAATTTTTTAAAATGGAGGTTGATGATGCCATTAGTACTATTGTTTCAATTGGTAGTAACTGCTAATATTTATAGTCATGAGTTTAGAAGGAATATTTGGTATATTTTCATTTTTCGATGAAAACGGACCCGACAAAAAAATTGAGCAGGAAATTGAAGAATACACTTCAACCCCACACTATAAAATTAAAATTTTCATTAAACTCATAATTAATGGAAAAGCATTCAAGCAACAATTAATCCAGTTCTTTCAACAATCTGATGAATCATTAGACATGTCTAGTGTAGATTCAGCTGGTGAATTCATGATGCATTCTAGATCTTGGTATTGGATATATCAGTGTGATTTAAAGGATGAAAGATGGCAGGAATGTTTAAAAAATTTCCCCCATAAACAACTGTTTGAATGTTTAGATTCATGTATTGAATATTATCTATCTTTGGAAGAATATGAAAAATGTGCGTTCCTTAAATCCATTAAGGAATTTTGTGAAAAAGCTTGATACCCCAATATTAGTTTCGTATATTGCACTTTAATTTAAAATAATTAGTTATGAATTTATCACCTGAAGAAATAGTACAAAATTGGGAGACGTTATTGGGATGTATTGAGAAATATATTGAGTCACCTAGAAAAGAAAAATTATTGGATTTTTACGATAAATTTTCCGAGCGTTTAATGTTAACTCCGGCTTCACATAAGAAGGAATACCACAATGCGTTCCCTGGAGGATATGTAGAACATGTTATTCGAGTAATTAGATGTGCATTAGATCAACATAAATTGTGGGAAAAACATGGAGTTGATACTTCCACTTATACTATTGAGGAATTAGTATTTTCTGCTTTAAACCATGATTTAGGTAAATTAGGTGATGAAGATAATGAATCTTACCTACCACAAACTGACCAATGGAGAAGAGATAAGTTAGGTGAAGATTATATGTTTAATGAAAAATTAGCATTTGCATCTGTACCTGATAGAGGTTTATTTTTACTTCAATCTCATGGTGTTCAATATTCATTTAATGAAATGATTACAATCCAGACTCACGATGGTTTATATGATGAAGGGAATAAGAAATATTTACTTTCATTCACCCCTGGTCAAAAACCAAGAACATCATTGCCTTACATAGTACATCAAGCTGATTTAATGGCTGCTCGTATTGAATTTGAAAGAGAATGGTTGGGTAAGTTAAAAGAAGGTAATTCAAAATCTACACCTAAAATTACACCAACAAACTCTAAAAAGGACAATGTTAGAAATAAAGCCTTGGGTTCAATCAAGAGTGACAATTTAAAAAATTTACTAGATAACTTATAAATTATGATTTATATAATATTAACATGTGTACTTTCCGTTAGTACATTATTACTAGGTTTTACTACTTGGAACCTTTTAAAAAAACAAGAAAAATCCGAAGATATACTTGCAGGTTATTTGGGTTATTTAGATAAATTATCCCGTGTAATTGATGCATCTGATGTGAAGATTAAAGAATTAGACCAAATGGGTGCGTTCGCTAATGATGACGAAACTGGAATAATTTTCGAGGGAATAAAACAAATCCAAGAAATATTAAACGAGTTTTCCATAAAACAACAATAAAACATTTATGCCTAAAGTAGCCAAAAATAAAAATTATTTCACTCAGGAGACGGAAGATGCTATTATATTATATAATAAAACCCCAGACCATGCCGTTAGAGATAAGATATATCAAAAATTCATCCACTACCCATTCTTTAAACTAACCCAGAATATAATTCATACTTTCAAATTCTATAATACTGAAGTTGATAATTTAGAACACCTTCAACACGAAATTGAAGTATTCCTTTTGGGTAAATTACATTTATATAATCATAGCCAAAACATACAAGATCGTTTAGTTAAAATTATTACTAAAGAATTTCAAGAAGAATATAGTGGTGATTTTAAAAAATATGTAGGTGACGTTGATAAAATTACTCAACAACAAATTAACGATTTTCTTGGTACGTTATCTTTATCTAAAGAATGTATGGATAAATTATCAAAAATGACTCCACCAAAAGCGTATTCTTATTTTGGTACTATAGTTAAAAGATGGTGTATTATATATAATAACAAAATTTATA